CCTATTGATTTGCACCATGCTATAACTCTTAATCCAACAAGCCAAGATTGGATAGATTTGTATTCTCGTGCAAGGAAAAAAGGAAACAAATTGATCCTTTTGGATTACAAAAATTTTTCGGACAGCTTACCAACATCGTTTGTATATAGCGCATTCGAAATTGTACTCGACTACTATCGCAAACACAACGTTTTAACCGATGAAATACAGAATGCTATTGTCACGATTGCTGAAGATATAGCACATTCGCGTATACTTGTATACGATGATGTGTATAAAGTAAATAATGGCGTTCTTGCTGGACACCCTCTTACATCTATCATCAATTCAATCGTAAATTTGCTTATACTTTGTTTTGTTTGGATTAAAATAACACGTTGCCCCCCTAGTGAATTTTTCAGATTATGCTTCATAATGGTAATGGGAGATGATGTATTTATATCGTGTCCTGATTCTGTTATTGAACTTGGCTTTACATGTGACAACATGTGTGAAGTATTAAAGAGAGAACTGAATATTGTAGCAACGGATGGAAATAAAAATGTAGACAACATAGAACCATTTGTAACCTTTGATCAATTTGAATTTTTGTCACGTACTGCTGTACCACACCCATACAGAGAGAACGTGATGTTAGCACCACTTAAAACAAACTCACTATTTGAAGTTCCTTTGTGGATCCATAAAGGTGACACAGAAGAACGAATTAAAGAAAGCATACAACAAACACTACTATTATCATACGATCACGGACCGATTTTCTTCGAAAGGATACGCGAAATGTTGGTTGATACACCAGAAACCCCAAGTGCCGACTATTACACATGGCAAGAGATCGATAGCATGTTTCATGGAAAAGAGCTCTATTGTGGGGAGAAGATGCCAAAGGCTTCCCAAGAATACACGCCGTATACATGGGTCAACCTTGAACGAATGACACATACTGGAATCAACGGAACGCAGAAGATGCCAAAGGCGAGTCGATGGGCAACTGAATATGAGTTAGGCTGCAAGCAGAAGACGAATATCGGTTTTCCTGGGATGATGAGAAGTGTAGAAGAATGTAAGTGTCGATACGATTGTATGAGCGAGCTACAGAAGAGAGAAGAAGAGATAGCCGCACGCAAGAGTATCACAAAAATAAATATATCATATCAACCCACGAAGACTGCGACCCCGTTGAAGAAGCCCCAGCTTAAGACTTCAGACCCTAGAACGTATCCTATCAAAGAAGGTACAGCTCAGATAGCGAAGTACGGGATCCCAGTTGGCTTTGCCAAGTTGGATGACCTGGAGTGGAGAGGAAATATGCCCCAACACGACAATAGAGACAAAAAGCGTGATATAGGTCCTGTCATTGTGAGAGGCGACGCACTCTTAAGAGGAGCGTTCTGAATCAACCAATGGCTTGTAGTAACGGAAATTGAATATGTAAACGTCTTCGTGATGATGGATTTTTCCGTGATTTAAATTTAAGAACTAATGGTTATGGGAAATTATATATTATCAGCTTTCTAGATTTTAAGACGCATCTATAAAAAAAAAAAAAAAAAAATACTGAAGTACCCAAGTATGAACAAAAAAAAAAA